AACTCTCCATGGCTTTATGTCGGTTTGGGTGGGTTTAGTTTAGCGTGCTTGGTAATGACGGCGGTGTTTATTGTTTGGGGAGAGAAGAATAAGTGAAAAAGTATTTTTGGAGATTAGCTCTATTTGTGCCCTTCACTTCCGTTGTTTTGTTTTTAACATTTTTGATTTTTGTTAGAGGTGATGATGATTTTGAATCAGGATTTATTGATAGATCTTTAGAATTTATAATTAAAAAATGTGAGTTTTGAAAATGAGTGATATTGAACGGTAGTTAAAATTAATATGGTCTTTAGCTGGATTAGACTTCATATGCAATAGGTGGGGGTGCTGAAATGATAAAATTTAAAATGTGCGCTAGATGCTACCACGTGTTTTTAGTGAAGCCTTGTGATTGCGAGGTTGAGACTTATGACTCTGTTTGGGCAAATGGACTTAAATGGACGTTTGTAAATTGGTTAAAGGGGTGGTTTAGATGATTTTTATGCATAATGAGTCAGGAGATATTTTTGAAATTTGTATATTAAATGTAGATGATTCATATATATTTGAGACACCGAAAGGTAAAGGTTATATGATGGGAGACTTTGCTTTTTTTGGTCAAGACACAAAATTAAATTTATCACAATATAGAAGGCGTGACATTGCACTAAACTTTACTTTTATAGGATTTGTATAAAATGAGCAAATGGACACTTAATTAATAAACATAAAGAATTTAAAAAGAATCATAAGGCTTGTAAGGGTAAAGAGCAAAAATATTTGAGGTATAAGGATGGATAATTTAGAATCAGAAAACCTAATGCTGAAACAAATAATTAGGGAAATTCTACCATTGGCACGTCGTTACGCTCACAACCGAAGCACTTATGCCCCACATATAGTCAACGAAGCTATAGACGACATGGAAAAAATTGGCATTACTATTGAAGACGATATCGAAATCGGAAAATACTGCGATGACGGAATGTTTGGTAAGTGGAATAAAGATAGGGGTTGTTTTGAAAAAGAAAATTGATTTTAGGGATATTTGGTATCAAGAAGCAGTTCGCACAATGCACGTTAGCGATGTTGTTCGTGAGTTTTGCATTGAATCCATGGAGGCTATTTATAAAGAATTGAATCAATCAGAAAATGAAAGCAATGAAAATCCCCCGCCTAGTACGGGGGTTGAGAGTTTAAACCGGCAACAGTTAAACTAGGATTATTAAAATGTTAACACAAATGGAAATCGAAGAGCAAAAGAAATTATTTGATTCATGGGTTAATAGTGTTCTTATGCTTGCAACAGCTCAAGCATGGAGGGCGTGGCTTGCCAGCTACGAGGCAAATAAACTACCAGGAATGAAGCCTATTCAACCCGTGACAAAATATACCTACGAGTACGAAGATTAATTTGACATTTAGCATTTAAAAATTAATCATAAATTAAGTCAGAGACTTAGACTTAAATTGTCAGAGACAAGGAAGTGTAAATGAAATTCAATTGCTCTTATAGCGAGCTTATTGCTATTGACGATCCCAGAATTATACCCAATCCAAAGAATCCTAAATACAAAGTTTACAAAGATGGCAGAGTTTACTCGTTTTATTCCAAAAAATTCATGAGCCCAAGGAACAGGAAAGATGGTTACTTGGATATACAAATAAGTGGTAAATCTACACTGGTACACAGATTGGTAGCATCTAGTTTTTTTGGTGAGTCTTGTCTTGCCGTTAACCATAAAGACGGTAATAAAAAAAATAACAATATTGAGAATTTAGAATATGTCACGGCCAGCGAGAATGTTAGGCACTCTATTTATGTGTTAAAAAACAAACATTCTTATAGTGGTGATTTAAATTCTAATAACAGAATAAAGTCTAGTGAGTATTCCAAAATACTATCTATGTATTGTTTGGGCATATCAAGGGATGAAATAGCTAATTTGTACGGAGTTAACAAAGAAACAATAAGATTTGCAATGTTGAAACATGATAAAATATCTTATGGAATAATGGCAAATATTAATAAAAAAAAATGGACTAATTACAGATGGAAATAAAATCAAACGAGATAAGTATTGTCAACATTGAAGAACTTATACCTTATTCTAGAAATTCAAACAAACATCCAGAAGCTCAGATAGAACGATTATGCAAAATAATAGAATATCAAGGTTTTAGAAATCCTTTAATTGTTCAAAAAGGTACAAACATAATTGCGGCAGGACATGGACGATTTGAAGCTGCAAAAAAACTAGGTTATAAAAAACTACCTGTAATATACCAAGAGTTTGAGAACGAGGCGCAATTTTTTGCCTACACTGTTGCAGATAATGCAATAGCTGAATGGGCAGAGTTAGATAAAAATTTAATATTAGAAGAAATTGAATTATTGGATTTAGATATTGATCTGTTAGGTATTAAAAATTTTGAAATTCCAGAAATTTTAGAACCAGAAGATTTGTCAGATAAAAATAAAGAAATTGATACTGATAATTTTGGTAATGATTTAGAACATACATGCCCAAAGTGCGGATTTGAGTTCAATGAGTAAATTTACCTATAAATGGAATTTATCAGACTTAAAAGATGTGCCTAAAAATGGCTTAAAAGTTTTTAGCTGTTTTGCATGCGGTGGCGGTTCCACAATGGGTTACAAGATGTCGGGGTTCGAAGTTATTGGATGTAATGAAATTGATCCTGAAATGATGGCAATATATAAACAAAATCATAATCCTAAATATTCATATTTAGAATCAATAGAAACTTTTAAACTAAGAAATGATTTGCCTAAAGAATTATATAATTTAGATATACTTGATGGATCACCGCCTTGTAGTTCATTTTCAATGGCCGGATCACGAGAAAAAGCATGGGGCAAGAAAAAGAAATTCAGAGAAGGTCAAGCAGATCAAATACTAGATGATTTATTTTTTCACTATATTGAGTTAGCACAAAAACTGCAGCCTAAAATTGTAGTAGCTGAAAATGTTAAAGGCATGTTGATGGGAAATGCTAAAGGGTATGTTAAACAGATAATAAATTTATTTAATGTTGCTGGCTATGATGTGCAATTGTTTTTACTTAATGGCGCCACAATGGGATTGCCTCAAAAACGCGAAAGAGTTTTTTTTGTTTGTCGTAGGAAAGATTTAAATTTGCCAAGCTTAAAGATCGGATTTGATGAAAAAATTATAACAGCAAAAGAATCTGTATCAGATCTACTGCACCTAGAATCGGATTATAAATTAAAAGAGGGTAAGTTGGGTTTTATTTTATGGAGTAAGGTTAGTGTCGGTGATAGCCTATCTAAAGGACATAGTAAAAGCTCATGGTTGGGCCATGTTAAAACCAATCCAAATAAACCTTTTCACACTTTAAATGCAGGCAACAATGGTGGTAAGGCCCATTATAGGTGGGATCGACCAGAAGTTTTGCACTACAAATGGTGGGAAAGGGCTTTTTCTTTTCCGGAAGATTATAAATATAAAAATAAAAGTTTAGCTCGATACCAAATGGGCATGTCAGTCCCACCATTAATGATGCATAAAATATCAGAGCAAATTTACAAACAATGGTTTAGTAATTTATCGGTGAATTATGACAAATAGCGTGGGCAGACCTAAAAAAGAGTTAGATTGGAAGGTGCTAGATGCAATACTGCAGTTTGGTGCTACACTAATTGACTGCTCTGAAATGCTTGGTTTGTCCGACGACACAATTCAAAATAGAATTAAAAAACAATATGGTATTACTTTTAGTGAGTATCGACATAGAAAAATGAGCAAGATGCGAGTCAAGCTTTTGCAAAAGCAATTTGATGTTGCAATGTCTGGCAATGTTGCACTATTAATTTGGCTTGGTAAGCAACACTTAGGTCAATCAGATAAGATGGACACCATTGAAAATGGCGAAGTAAAAATAACCATAGAAAAAAAAGACAGTGAGTTGTGATTAATTCTTATTGTTTAATAAATGGAATTTAAAAAAACATCTACGCAAAAATATGCAATAGATAAAATAGTTAGTTCTATTGCAACAAATATTGCAATGTATGGAAGTTCAAGAAGTGGAAAAAGTTTTTTAATAGCCTACATAATTATAGTAAGAGCGTGCAAGGAAACATCTGATCATATAGTGGTTAGAAATACTTTTAACTCTGCCAAGATAACATTATTCCAAAAGACTTTCCCGGATGTATTGAGGCTTGCTTTTCCTAATCTTCAAGCTAAATACGATCTAACAAATCATGTAATAATATTTCCAAACAAGTCTACTATCAGGGTTGCTGGATTAGATGATCAGCATAAACTGGAAAGGCTGCTTGGATTAGAGGTAAGCACTATATGGTTTAACGAGGCAAATCAAATACCATGGACAGCAATCGGCAAGCTAAGGACAAGGCTAGCTCAAAAGAATGGCCTTAAAAAAATGTCTTATTATGACTTGAATCCTACTACGAAATCTAGTCCACTATACCAGGTTTTTGAAATGGGCGTGAATCCAGTTGATCTTGAGTCATTAACTCCAGAGGAAAAGAGTGATTATTTATCTATACAAATGAATGTGCAGGGTAACATTGAAAATATAGATAAAGACTATATTAAAATGCTTGAGAAGCTTCCTGAAAAAGAGAGGCAAAGATTTCTATTAGGTAATTATTCAGATGAATCAGATGGACAAGTTTATTATTCATTCGATTATGAAAGACACGTAAAGGAAACTGAAGTCAAGCCTGGCACCACTTACATATTCATGGATTTTAACGTCTCACCAATGACTGCCACGATAGCTCAATTGCAAAATGGTTGTATCGTTATCCATGATGAGGTTTGGCTTGAAGTGGGCGATACATTTAAGATGTGTGAAGCCTTAAAGAAAAAAGGAATAAAGGGCACTGTAATACCTGATAGCACTGGAGCTAATCGCAAGACTTCTGGTGCATCTGACTTTGATATACTTAGACAAAATGGCTTTCAAATACCCTACGTGTTTAATCCAGCGGTAAGTGATAGGGTAAATAATGTTAATAGGCTATTCCAAGAGAATAGAATTATAATTAATCCTAGATGCAAAAAGCTTATTAATGACTTTTATAAAGTAGTCTGGAAGAATAACTCCATTGACCAGTCAGGTGCAAATAAAATGCTATCCCATATCTCGGATGGAGTGGGCTATGGTGCATGGTTCCTATTGCCTTTGGGCATCAAAAATGCTCCAATTACATCAAGTAAATATCGATAAAAGGATTTATATGATTAACTTAGATACCAAGGAAAATAGAGTTGCTCTGATTAGAGGCATCCACTCTGAAACAAACAAGGCACGCAAGCAATTATCTCTTAAGCAATTTGAAGTACAAAACGGACGAATGTTTCAATACGTCAAAGAGGATCTTCTTAAACAGTATTCAAGTAACACTGTAAGAGAAACGCCAATTGTATCAAGCATAAATGTTCAAAGAAAAATATCCAAGAAAAAAGCTACTGTTTATTCCTATGATGTGGATAGATCATTCTCTGATTTAACAGATGAAGCTCAAGAGACTGCCAAACTTATTTACCGCGACATGAAAGCCAATAAGAAGTTTTCAGGCATGAATAAGTCTTTTATCTATCAAGAGCAATCAATAGGCATGATCGTTCCTAAAAATAAAAAGCTAATTTGCAGAGTATTTAAGATGCATCAAATAGATGCTATCCCTTCCATCGATGATCCTGAAACTGCGGATGGATTTATTATTAGCGCCATGGATACTTATAACTATATTCAGCAAGACTACTTTAAAGATGAAACTGCTACCGGTTATAGACCAATATCAGAGCAATCAACTGCATACTATACAGGCAAAGACTCTCCCATTGCTGATAAATATGATTACAAAAACTACACTAATAGATTCCTGGTGTGGACACGTAAGCATAATTTTATCATGGATCAAAATGGCGACATCATTGATCCTGAAACTGGAGAGGTTAATAACTCAATTGATATTGAATCTCCATTCCTTAAGAATGGATTTAATCTAATTCCATTCTTCGAGGTAGCTCAGGATAAAGACTTTGAGTACTTTGTTAGACCTTCAAACTCTCTTTGTGATTTTACTATACAATTTAATTCTAGGTTATCAGATGAATCCAATGTAATTAAAATGAACGGATACAGTGTTGCTATTTTAAAAGCACCTGAAAGCATGACGCCTCAAAATTTAGTAATCGGTCCGGCAATGTTATTGCACCTTAAGACTGATAATCCTGACGTTGACGTTGACTTTCAATTTGCAGCTCCTCAATCAAATATAGGCGAGATTAGTGCAGCTAATGATAAGCTTCTAAACTATTACATCACTACTGAGGAAGTGGATGGTGATGAAATCAATTCAAGTGGTAAGGGCAGGACATACACATCTGGTCTAGATAGATTCATCGCTATCACTGATAGAATGTCTTCCAATAAAGACACCTACGAAGAATTTAAATGCATGGAAATGGACGTTTGGAATAT